GTTCATGGCAGTATTTGCTGCACTGCCTGGTGTTGTAAATAGGAGTAATACAATGCTTGTTGCTGTTAAAGGGAGAAGCGAAAGTCGGTATTTTGTACCAACACTTACTACGTATTCAGTGCTAAAAAGCCCATTCAATGTACCAATGCTAGCACTTGCTACTATATTACCATCTTGTGTGGCACTTGTTAAAAGTGGTGTATTATTACCATCTTCGTATAGTGCCATTCTCCAATCACCACCAGCAGCTATAGAGGCCGTACATCCATAACCCATTATCCTAAAAGGTGCATCTGGCGTAAAAATCAGGCATACTTCATCTGGATTTGTGCCTGTGTTAATGGTCACAGAAGAACTAAAGAACGGGGTATAGCCAAACACATGATTAAATGTGCCATCGCTATATTCTAGCAACATAGCAGGTGGATTAGAAATAAGATTTGATCTTAGTGGCCCAACACTGTATGGCATTCTGCTTATGGCGGCGGATTGAGCGAACATAGAAAAGCCGAGCGCAATGCCCATATTGCCAAAACTGGCTGCTGGATTCACAACCAAGGCTGCAACAACGTCACCAACTGCTACAGTTGCATCAGCAGTGAGCTGTGTCCGAAACCAGGTATTGTCATTTGCGTCTGCGACGTCAACAGAAGCATTTGTATTAGCTGCCCACAGCGTTCCAGTAGGCCGCCCATTTGCTGCATCTACTGTTTCAAGCCTGACATCGACATTATTTGCACCGCCAGTAGTTACGGTCAATGTCCTCCAGTGAATATATCGAATATTTCCGGCTTTTACTCTAAAAACTGCCCCTGCTACTTCACTGGCTGCATCAATAGTCAGTATACTATTTGAAAGTGCAGTAGTAAGTGGTATATAGGGGGCAAAAGGGCCAACATCTACCATGCTCATATAATGGGCTCCACAACATCTGGCACATCTCTTGCATTTCCTACCCGTGCAGTATAGAGCCTATGCCGTCGAGCATGGGGTGTCAGCGTAGACCATGCAAGCGTGAGCAGTGTAGCTACTGCCTCAGACTGGGCCGGACCAAGGTCAGCATATGTTAAGGCCGCACCAAGAAAACTCTCATCAATTGCGTCTGGAGAGGCAAGGACATACTGACGGGTCACTTCAAGGACATGTAACGCATACTCTGCTCTAAGCAACGCCACATTATCACCTCACTTTATTAACCACATAAACATCACCATCGACACTAACACCTGCACCGCCTGCCACAACTATCTTCACTCCTGTAAGCGCTGGGCCAATAGGCTTTGGCGTAGCGCTAATCGCTGTATAACTCATAGCGCTACCATAAGCATCATCACAGACACCAAACACCCCAGCAGTTGTCCCTTGCACAGTAACAGTAGCTCCGCCTATAGTACCATACAACTGGACAGTTATATCTACCTGCAAACTTACAAATGTCAGAACAGAGCTTTCATCCCCTGTAGTAAGTCCAGTTACTTTATACAAATACCCTTCACCATTGAAGGTAGGTATTGTAAACGGTATAACTGCCATAACTACCCCCTCTCTACAACACTTTTAGCAAACTTACCTTTGTTATCTCTTTGCAACTCATGACTTTAACCATCTACTGTGTATATAACTTTGTTCAAACTGTCATTCGCTGTGTTAATTGCCTCAACACGTACATCTACAGTTAGTATGACAGACATATATCTATCCTTTCTTCACAAATCTACCATTATCACCTCTAACAGGTATCTCTACACTCCGTCCTGTTGATACAGGCTGCATACCTGGTAAAGAATCATATATATCATACGTTACAGTTTCTTTTTTCTTACTATCAACAAAAGCAATGCTGAACATATACCCCGTCTCTGTAGGCTTAAGATCAACAATCGCTACTTGTTGCTTAAACATGTATTTATTGAAATACTGCTCAGCTATCTTAGCGATAAGTTCACTACTCAAGATAACTACGGTATCTGCCGCTTCAGCCATTTTATATATAATCCTTAATAATAAGAACAACAGGTATTTTGAATACACGCAATAGAGGCTCTTCTTGTACTATATTTACCCTCTGACCCTTTGTATCTCTCCACTTTCCCCAGTTTACGTCCCAGTTATCATTTTTAAGATAACGTCTTATAGCATTTCTTAGTGTACCTACAGTCTGTATACCTGTAACTTTTAGCTCAATCTCGTCTTGAATTACCATATCTTTCTTTCATATAAATAGCTAACAAAGCTTCACACTAGCACAGTTGGCTGTGAGAGATGCACTTACCGATAATACCCGTTATCTTGATATTACTAGTTATTGCAACACTCCTGTGCTAGTGTGAAGTTTGCTTACTTCTAGCCAGTCTTTATAAAGACGTTGTATATTGTTACCGTAGACTTGTGTAAGCAACCAATGATAAAGCTGCGATTGCTGTACGGGTCTACCTTGAATTGTGAATGCAGCTTGGATGAGATTAGTGAGGAATGAACTATCAAAGAATGTACTAAGTAATGTATCGGCTATCTTCTTTCTGAGACTATCTCTATTATTGACGCCGTGCTGTGGTAGAAGGTGCCAGAAGCTATAGCCACCTGGATAATGCCGCAACATATCAATTATACAATCAGTTGCGGTATACGCGGATGAACGCAACTTACAATTTTGATGATGTGCAACCCGCATATCGCTTCAGCCTATGCAATATAGAGTAATACTAAACACTGTTATACACCTTTGCCTTAAACTATGCAAGCAAAATGTAATTCAGTACACACTGAACGGGTGCATATTAAAGTACATAAATTGACAAAGTTATGGGATACATATAAACTGTATATATCTTACTTCTCTTCTAAGTATTGAGGTTGGCATGACTAAAGTTGAACCGATACCCTTAATTGAATACTTCCCTGACTGTGTTCTACCTACGTGTAGCGCAGAGTTACAAGTACACCAACATATCTTACCTAGACAGCAAGAGATCATCGATGACGTATCAAAATACCTGTATTGTCAAGGCGGTGTTGGCTCAGCCAAGAGTCTTGCTTTTGCTGTCAAGTGTGTAAAGCTGTCTTTAGAAATACCTAAGAATAGTGGTATTGTTGGAAGGCGAGACTTCAAACTTCTCTATCGCTCAAGTTGGGCAGAGATAAAAGCCTGCATAAAGCGCCTTGTCTATCGAGGTTATCTTGATGAAGTATGGTATCTTAAGCATTGCTTCAGCAAGAAAGATCAAGGTGACTTCAGTATCATAACTTTCCCTAATGAAAGTGAACTATTTGCAGTACAGACAAAGAACTTTTCAGAAAGTCTTGGTACTGGCTACGGTCTAGCTTGGATTGATGACGCAATGGAGACTCCTGAAGAGTTTTTCATTGGTGATACTACAAGCGCTGGCTTGATTTCTCGCATTCGCTTACCGCATGTACATTACAATAAAGTGACCTATAATAAAGAGACAAGACCACACGGATCACTACACTGTATGGTTTCATCAAATCCCCCTCCCTATGGTCACTGGCTGCATAAGCTCTTTGGTAATAAACCCGGCTTTTATAAAATAGGTGATGATTCTGTAACATGGATGCAAACTGTCACTAGTGATAACCCCTTTGTTGGTGCAGACTACGCTAAAGGTCTTATTGCGATACAGCATAAAATGGGTCATGCTGAAAATACAACTCGCCGTGTTATCTTCGGTGAAAGTATTCCTGCATATACAGGTGTACCTGTTTACCCGCAGTTTATTCACAGTGTACATGTCGCTCCTTTACGGTTCAGGCCTGAACTACCCTTAATAAGATCGTGGGACTTTGGTCATGACCATCCTGCAGTTGTCTTTAGCAATATCTACCGTTGTAAGTATAACACTAATCATTACTTCACCTTATCTGAGATAACTGACGCTTTCAATGTTACTGTTTACATGCTATACGATAAATACGTTAAACCTCACACTGATGCATTATATAGTAGCGCTTCTATTATCCGCGACGCTGGTGATCGTGCTGGTGATCGAAGTAGCTCATCTAACAGAGATCGACGTAGTGATATGAGAATACTCATAGCTGAATACCATATCCCCTTTCGATGGCGCTATATGAATCTGAAGCCATCTCTACAGTATATGCGTGGTTTACTGGAACCAAAGACCGTATGTAAATGTGGTCTCCCTTTAATTCTTATAAGTAATAAATGTCCAACCCTTATTGGTGCTTTAGAGGGTGGTTACCATTTCTCTAAAGGGCGTAACGGTATTGCTGGAGATAAACCAGTTGAGGATAAATACTTCGCCGATGTAGCCTGTGCATGGCGCTATGGAGCTGAGAACTATGTCAAGTGGGGTGTGGGTGATAACAGTAGCCAGAACGAGTCACAAAATGCGTCATCTTTTACAAGGTCTCAACATGTTGAAAAAAGTAACCTTACATGGCTGAACGATACTGACGCTGACTTTATAAAGAGACTACAAGCGTAAAGTATTGACAGGCTTACTTTTCTCCTTTATACTGTGTATCTGTCTGATCACTTGTAATCTATATAGTACTGAAAGAACATCGTGCCTATAGTACAAGAGACGCAGCTCAAGTCTACCCTCCGACATGCTCTATGCGATCAAGCCGTTGCTATTCGTCAGCGTAAGATAACTGTAGAGCAGAAATGGCTACTCTCTCGCAGAACATGGATGGGTTTCTCTACCTCAAGTTATAAACCCCCTGATACAGCTATCGGCAACTACCGTATACCCGCAGCACGTAGAGTAGCTGAACGTACAATAGTACGGTGTGTAAAGATGTTAACACCATCAGTCAAATGGTTTGAAGTCGGCTCTATGAACGATGACAGCGATCAAGAAAGACTAAGCAATGTTGATAATTTCATGTGGTATATTATACGCAAAAAGATAAAGAGTCGTGCGATAATTAGTCAACTTGTACGTTGTATGCTTCTCTACGGTATGCCTATCTTAAAGACATCCATAACAATACAAAACGGTCAAGTATGGCCTACTCAAAGAGCTGTTGATCCTTTTGCTTTCTATATGTACCCTGAGACATCCTCTACTATAGATGACGCAGAGATTATCTTTGAAGACTTTCTTTTTAGCTATGAGCGCTATCGCACCTTTGTTAAAAAGGGACTTGTTGATGACATACAGCGCAGTGAGTTAACAAAGCCAGACTGGCCTTATCATCTAACTGAGCGTTTAGCATACCAAGGTATAACTGATCCAACAGCAAATGTAGATGTTGCTATTGGTAATGTTAGTGAGCAGCTTCAGAGAACAACAAATGCCTTTGTAAGCATAACTGAAGAGTGGATACGCCGTGAAGGTCACTTATACCAAGTATATATAGCGTGGAATCTCGTAGAAGGTCCTCGTATTGTAGGCTTCTTTCAATCTCAATATGATGATCCGCTTTATCGTATAAGTATTCACCGTGCTTTACCTGGTGAGACTTACACGAATACACAAATGGAAGACCTTATTGAACTTGATAATGTCCAAACTGATATGTTCAATCAATTTGTTGACAGTGTAGACTATGAACAAGGCTTTGTTGCCTTTGGTGGCAGTGAGGGCATGCGTAGAGATACAATGAAAATGAAAGGTCGAGCCAAGTGGGACTTTGGGCCTGAATCACCAAGGGAAGCATTGCAGTTTATACAACCGCCAGTTACATCTACTAATCAGTTAAGGGCATGGCAAGTAGTAAATGCAATGATGCAATCTATGGGTGGTGCTGGTACTATTGCTGAGGGCCAGCCTGGACGTAACATGCCTCGCTCTGGTGATGCCTTCAGCTCAATGATTGCTCTAGGTATGGCAGATATTCAAGACCTTGCAGAGTCTATTGAACAGGAGGTATTAACACCGGGCTTAAGCGATATATATAAAGTCGCGAGTCTAATACCAGACGATCAACTGATGCGCATACCTAATGGTATGGCTGTCTATGGTCAAGACTTAAAGAGTAACGTTTTACGTAAGAAAGATATAATTGGTGACTTTGAATTTGAATGGATAGGCTCTTTACAGTTCCAAGATGACGCTCAACGTGCTCAACGATTAATGATCTTCTTAAACATGGCACCTCAACTCATGCCCCCGCTTGAAGCTCAAGGCTATACGTTAAACATACCTGAGCTTGTACAGACTATCTGGCGTAGCGGTATTGGTGAGCGATCATTGAGCAAAGTTGTTATCACACTACAAGAAATGGCAGCAATACTACAAAAGCAGGCTGCTAAAAGCGGTCAGCCTATGATACTACCTGACATACAACAACTTATACAGCAAGTAAAGCAGGGTGCTTCACAGAATGGCTCAAGTGGTGGTACGTCTTCAAGTAATGGTAACGGTTTAGCTAGCTTGAAACCTAACCTACCAGATGTTACAAGTGGCTTTATAAAATAGAAAGGTAGAAGATGCCTAGGTACTCAAATCTTACAGTGCTCAGCACTACTGGTCAAGTCCTTTTCAACGTTGATGATACTGGCGCTAAAGACGGTACGGGACGTGTTTTTCAAGCATCTAAGTTTATATCTGATCGTCTCTTTGCTACGCCTCTAGCATCGTATATATGGACATGCCTTGAGGGTGTCTGGCAAGTACAGGCTGCCTCAGCAATGGTAAGTGTAACTGGTGGTGCCTCAACGACTTGTAGCGTCCTTGTCTGTACAGCCGCTGAAGCTCCAGGTAGTGGTGTAGCACAGCTAACAGGGGCAATGGACATTGAAGCCACCGCACCATTTCTTGTCAATGGTGTACTTATTGCCTCACCAACGCTTATTTTACCTGGTATGAGCGTAGCTAGGGTAATCGCAGGTACACCTGCTTCCCTTGAAGGTGCGTTAACTGTACAGTTAAAGCGTGTTCAGTAAAGCTATATAAAGGATAAAATAATGGCTGAGTCATCTGAAGAGCTTGACCTTTCGAAGGTACAAGACTTCATCAAAGGGCAGGTTGAAACCTACGCTAAGGATTTGTTTACTGAGCAACAACGTAATGTACAACAGTCTACTAATCAACCAACACAAGAACAGCAAGCACGTCAACAGTTACAAGACTTAATAACACCCTTTGTTAAGCCTGGTATGGATGCTGTTCAACTCGTAAGTGCTGATACAAGAGACTATGTTGACTTTTATAGTGAGGACCGTGTAAAGGATGATAAAGACGCTGTAGAAAAGATGTTCAATGAACTCAAAGGTGCTGGACGTCCTATTCCCCGTAGGGATATCTACGATTATCTTCAAGGCAAGCTACATCGTGAGAATCCAGAGGAGTTCGAGACGAAAGTGAAGGCACGTAAGCAAAAACAGCTTGAGGCTGTAAGTGGCAGTATCGACTTTGGTGCAAGTGCTGCTGACAGAGCCAAGAATGACCCTATATGGAGCAACGTAAGAAATATGTCCGTTGACGACCTTGGGAAAGCGCTTGAGGGAGTAACATTCTAATGGCGGAGATGAACTCTACGTACCAACGAGTACTTCAGTACTTTACATGGTCACATTTACCAGAGAACTTACAGTCTGTAAGTGAACCTTGCTCTAGGCTTGCATATCTTATGGTGACTACTACTGATGGTACAACTAACCCCGCTGAAGTAACCGTAGGTCTACGTAAACTCCTAGAAGCAAAGGACTGCTTTGTAAGGGCAATGTTGAAGTGAAGGCTGTCTACTAAGTGTGTGTACTATAAGAGCTGGCTTCACACACAGGTCAGCTCTACTAATTGTCTACTAAGTGTTAAAGGAAAGTGAAAGATGGCTGATGCATATACTACCTTTGCAATTATGGAAAATGATGCGCCTAATGTCTTCATAGCGATGAAGATGATAGACCTGCTAAATCGTATCCTTGTTATGGATAAGATTAGTGATAAATTCCCCCTTGAGACGGGTAACAGTAAAACCCTACGTGTAATAAGAGTAAAGAGACTGAGTCTGCCTAATGCTCCGCTCATTGAGGGTATCACTCCTTCTGTACTAAACCTTGAGCTGGAGAATGTCTTTGTAACAGTTGAGCAATGGGGTATCGTTGTTGCGCTTACAGATGTTGTCGAACTTACTGTTAAACACCCAATGCTTAACATTGCCATTGAGCGTGTATCAATGGCAATGAAAGAGACAAGCGAAAGAGAAGATGCAAATGTCTTAATGGCTGCAACTAATGTAACCTACCCAGGTACTGTTGCATCTCGCTCAAATTTAGTTGCTACAGATGTATTTAACACAGCTCTAGCTATTGCTATAAATGCTAAGCTTGAGATGCGTGGCGCACCTAAGTACATGCCTGATGGTCAGTATATGGGTCTTTTCCAGCCACCACACAAAGCGGCTATCCTCGCTAGCGATCAGACCTTCTCACAAGCATCAAACTTCAGTCGTGTTGAGAAGCTTGAATACGGCTACGTTGGTCCATGGATGGGTATTGACTGGATGCTGGCTAACTTTCTACCAATGTTTGTTGGTGTAGCTACACCAACAACAGCAGCGACAACAGCAACAAAAGCTCAATACACTGTTGGTACGAGCGGTACACTGGCTACAGCTAACTATCAACTACAGGTAGTTGGTCGAGAAGTAACGACTGACTATGAGCGGCGTTTATCTGTACAGACGGGTAATATCGCTGTTACCTCTCCAGGGAGTGTAGCTGTAGTTATGCCTAGTTCTGTTAACTACGTATACGATGTGTACTTTACACTTGCAGCGGGTACTGTACCGTATCTTGTGGCCTCTCGACAAGCTGCAGGTGCAACGTATACAATTACTACTGCGCCTGTTGGTACTGAGCATGTAGCTCCAGTAGCACCAGCGCTAGGTATAAGTGTATACCCAGGTTTTGTTGTCGCTAAGAGTGCCTTTGGTTGCTGTACACTTAACGGTATGTCTCTACAAGCCTTCACGACACCTAAAGGCGCAAGTGACAGTGATCCATTGGCACAGCGCCGTAAGGTAGGTGCGAAGTACATGAGAAAGTGTTTTATTCTTGACAACAATTTCATTGAGCGCTTTGAAACAAGTAGTGCATTTGCTGCTACAATACCAGCATAAGGTGATATATGACATTTACTGCTACGCTTAAGCCTAGGATTATTGATACAGAGTGGATTAAGCGGTTTGGAGTTACACCCTCAGTAGCACCAGGTGAGGATATCATGACTGTATATCTTGTTATACTACAGCGGGATCAAGGTAAGATTGCTGGCGTATTCAGTACTCAAGAAAAAGTCGCTGAGTACATCACTAATAAGCCGTATAATGGATATACGATAATTGAAGCAATTGTTGATGAACCCAGGTTATAAATATGCCTAAGAAAAAGATAACCTTAGAGGAAGCGTTTGCTATCTTTGAGCAGCATGGTTTACAAGTTGAAGTCAAGGCTATACAGGTAGATGAACCCACAGCACAGCTTAGTGACTTTCTAGAATCTAATGCACCTGTGGTGAATACCGCGGAACCTGTAGGTAAACGCTTCCTTAAAGTTACCTTATACGCAGCTCATACTATTGGTACAGGGGGACAGTTTGTTACTGGTATTAATGGTGATAGACATGTGGTAGACAACGGAGTTGAAACATATGGTCCGGGTGTTGTTACTGTACCTTTAGAGCTTGCACAGCATTTATTACATCAAGATGGTCTTGCACGCCAAGCAGATGATAGAATGCTCTCACCTCATATGCGTAGCTTTGTTGTTATTCCGAAAATTACAGCATACGGTGTAGTAAACTGTGGTATACAAGTTAGCGATAATAACAGCTTTGATATGTCTTCCTTACTAGGTAAACTTGGTGATGACAGTGCACATAGATTATAGGAAGTAAAATATGGTAACTGCACAGTATTACAAGCCTATAAAACTGCCAACAGTTCCACTGCAGGAAGGGGATACCTATTGCTCTAGCTGTATGTGTCACTCTTCACAGTGCATATGTTTACAGCTTGAGACAACCAAATTAACTAAAGAAGAATACAATAAACTTATGCAGACTGAAGGATAAAATATGCCAGTGCGTATGGCAGTAACAAAAACAACTGGACAAGGTGAGCAATTTGTTGTAGATGTATGTCAATGGAATCCTGTTACTGGAGAAGTGGCTCACACTGTAGCTGAACTAACAGAGCTTGCTAATCAAGCCCTTGCTCTTGCTGACCTTAGATTGATGGAAATGAACACAAGAATGCTTGAAGCGTACAACCTTGAAAGCTACTGTCAACCTGCAACGTGGTCAAAGATACTCAGCATAATGGAAGTAATGTGCGGTAGGGTAAGTGTTGATACGGTAGCAAGACGCTGGCAGAGTGAAATTGAAGAGACACAGGCACTTGAGGAAGAAAGGGCTAAACAAGCTACAGACCCTATGTGGCGTGATCCACTAAGACAGTATACACATCAAGCTGAGGCTATCTCTACTCATTATACAGACGGTACGAAAGTATGATTCGCTTAGCTAATGACCATATGTCTAGAGCACTCCATGCGCATCTGTACATTCGCTTACGTCAAGCGTGCCTTGACTTATCGCCTGAGCTTGAACCAGAGCCTATAGTAAATGACTGGCTTACACGGCTATACAATAGTGACGTCAACTTGCACATACTTGTTACTCTTGACGATAATTACAATATAATTGAGCATAGTGTTATTGACGTCAGAGAAGTATACAACCAACGTATTGTGTACTGCTATCAAATGGTTAAAGATAAAAGTACAAAAGATGTTGTTGACGAATGTATGGAATATCTTGACAAGTTGAAGGAACTAACTAACGCTAGCTGTATAGCATTCGCTGTTGCTAAGAATGCTAAAGTATATGAGAAGCGCTATGGCTACAAGGTTTCACGTATAATGATGATTAAGACCTCTCAAAATAATGAAAGCTCTAAGGTATAAACCATGGGCGACATTATTGGCGCTTTATTCGGTACAAGCAGTACACAGTCGCAGCAGACACAGCCTGACGCTATGGCGCGTGCACTAAACGCTATTCGTGTACAGCAGGCAACAAACTATTTTAGTGGCAACGATTTATGGCAATATGCCAATACTAACCCAGAGGGGGCTTATAGTACAACAGATGCAACACAAAAACTACTTCAAGCGACAGCAGAACAGGGTATACCGTCTATTGATTACAGTAACTTAATGAGCCTTGATGACTATCGTAGGTCTTTTGATCCTGTTACTGCAAACTACGAGAGAAGTGTTGCTAATCTTGACAGACAGACAGCCGAGGGACAATCTAGCAATAGTGCAAGTTATAACGCACTGCGAAGCTTACTTGACGAAAGACTAAGTGGAGCCCTTGGGCGTTCATACAGTGACTACGGTACAAGTACAACCGCAGCTAGTAACGCTTACGGTAGGGTAACTGGCGATATTCAAGCCGACTACAACGCCGCTATAGCTAGAGGTGACTTTGATCTTGCACGATCTCTGATAACAAATGAAGGCTATGCTAACCGCGCTCTTGATACGAATGAAGCAAACTATACGCGTAGTCTAGGGACAAATGCTAATATCTTTGGACAGAATCTTAGCCTTGCAGATACTGCTACACAAGGCGGCCTTAATACAAATATAGCAAACTACCTACGTAGTCTTGGTATCGCCGATACAGATACCTTACGTAGTCTTGGTGTACAAGAGGCAGCTAGAGGTAGAGCACTCGACCTGGGTATAGGTACGACAGGTAACTACATTGACCGCATTGCTACACCGCGTATCAATCAAGCATTAACTTTGCAAGGTCTTGAAAGCGGCGGAGCTGTACCAGCAGCAATAGCGAGAGCAACAGCAGAAACAGCTATGCCTTTTTTGCAAAGTATTGAAAATGGCTATAGTAGTAACGTGGCTAATACCTTGAACTCTTTAATGACAACAAAAGCAGGCTTAGGTAGCCAGCTTACAGGACTTGATGCGGAGCTTGTACAGGCACTTCTTGCTTCTCGTACACAGCTTGGTGGTCAGTATGCAGGTTTACAAGCGGACTTAGGTAGTGAGCTTATGGGTCTACAAAGTGGAGTTAACACTCAGCTTCTTGGTCAACAAGGCACAGCTACCGAAGCGTCAGCAGCAGGTAATAGACAGCTTGGTGGTCAGCTTATGGGCTTACAAGCTCAAGCTGGGAATACATACCAAAACAATGTAGCTCAACTTGCACAAGCTTTGATGACTAACGATATTAGTTTAGAGCAAGCTGGTATAAGTGCGCAGTCTACTCTAGGCCAGCAGTTAATACAAGCACAGAATGCACTTCGTTTACAGCAGCAAGAGGGTGGTGTATCACTAGCTAACACATATAACCCTTTAGCTGCAGGCTTTGCACAGTCTCTACCGGGTACGAGTGCACAGCTCTCTATGCTACCAGGGCAAATGCAAGCACTTAATGCTAACACAGCCACAGCGTTATTTCCATTGACAGACTTCAGCCGTCAGCTCCGTGAGTCTGACTTAATGCGCAGACAGGGATTTGCCACTTCAATATACACAGGTATTCCTTTCTCTCCAGGGAGTACAACTAGCGGTAAGAGTGGCACAGGGAATATGTTTGACCAACTCGGTGGTACTATAAGTAGCGGTGCAACAGGTGGTAGTGGTGGCTTCTCTACGTTTGGTACAAAGACTTAGAGGTATAAACGTGGCTTTCCTTGACTTCCTCGATCAAGGCATTGGTGGTATGCAACAAGCACAAAGACCAAATATAACAGGCGATGCTGGTATAGGTACACCACAGCCTGTTGGACCTACATGGGGTGATGCGCTCAAAGCTGGCATGACTTATGGCTCAAGCCCCGGTAGCTCAGGTCCAACCATTGCAGGTAGCATGAACTATAGCCCCGCTACCCGTAACACTATACAAAGCTTGCAACCTACGACAATGCAGAAGACACCTGTTGACAAGAATGCTGAACAGAACGATGATAGTCTAGGTAAAATTGTATCCTGGTTCATGAGTTTACTCGGTGCTGTATAACTATGTCTACAACGGGCTTCATGCCGCTTGATATTGATGTTCAACGTCCACAGACATTTGCACCCAGAGAGACACCTTTGCCTAGTCTTGATACAGGTAATATCAATAACGCTACACCAAAGCCTACAGCGTCAAGTGACCTTGAATCTAAGCTTAAAGCTGAAGGTTCTAGTACTTCTGGCCTTTCAATGATCCTTGCTATCTTAGGTGCAGCTAAAGGTGACTTTCGCGGACTACAAGCAATAGAGGACTCAAAGCGTAAGACAGCTCTCGGCAAGAGTATTCTACCGGAGATACGTAAAGTTGAAAGCATGACAAATACAGGTAAGTACAAAGAAGCTGGTACTTATCTTAATGAAGTTGTTGCTGGCTATGGACCAAGAGCAGAATATCTTGAACCGTACTTTAGACAGATGGCTGCTCGTATCAATGATCGCGAAAAGCGCTTTGAGAGTGCAAACTCTCTAATGAATCAACTAGATGAAGTAACACCTGCTGAGCATGTTAATAGACCAATTATCGATGCCTGGAAGAAAGGACTAGCTAAAGGTGACCTGCCAAGTGAAGAGGGCTTCAACAACTTCATGGTAAGAATGGCACCACATATTCAACAGCTCAACGACCGTGTATCGCTCACAAGTGGTGTAACAGGTAAGACAGTAACCAGTATGCTGCCACAAGTAACAAGCGCTAAAGATGTTGACGACTATGTTGGCACGAAGGTTGCCGGTGAGAATAATATTGATGTAAGACAGCTTGCAGATGTAATGAATAATGTATCAGTAAAGACATCAGATGGTAAGATAATCACACCAGGCTCTGTTGAA